ATGCCTATTCATGTCATTACAGCGCTTCCCGGTGGTGGGAAGACAGCGCTTATGGTCGAAATGTTGCAGGCAGAAGCCAAGCTTGGTGCACGTCCGTTATTTGCAGCCGGTATTGATGGGCTTCAGCCTGGTCTTGCTATTGTGCTTGATGATCCTTCGCAGTGGAATGCTAAGGATGCTCAAGGCAATTATGTTGTTCCTGATGGTTCTCTAATTTTTGTTGATGAAGCATGGAAGTGGTTTGGTATGAAGTATGGTGGCAGCGGTATGCATAAGACTACGCCAGATCATGTGCGGGCGCTTGCCGAACATCGTCATCGCGGTTTGGATTTTGTATGGACAACGCAGCAAGCTCACAAGCAGCTTTATTCTTTTGTTCACGGTTTGATTGGTCGGCACACCTTTATTAAGCGTCGTTTTGGTACGCGCTTTCTTGATGTGTGGGAATGGGATGAAATGGTGGAGAATGTGAATTCTGCCTCTAATCGTGAGTTTTCACGTCACCAGGTGCGTACGCTCCCTAAGCATGTATATAGTTTGTATAAGTCTGCTGAAATTCATACGATCCGTTCTCGTATTCCTTTGCGGCTTCTTCTCATTCCTCTGTGTGCTGTTTTGTTTATTGTCTGTATGTGGTATGCCTGGCATACCTTGCGACCTGATTCTATTGGGTCCACGTTGTTTGGCCAGCAGTCCCCACAAAAGGCGGAGCCTGCGAAGCCGGTGGGGACTGCCAGCCGGTCATCTGGGGGACCTGTAGGAGGAGGGCAAGCTCCGCGCTGGGCAACAGCTGTTGCTTATGCGCGAGATCATTTGCCGCGTTTCCCTACGATGCCGTGGACGGCTCCTATTTTTGATGGTCGTTCTCTGACGGCGGACCCTCAATTGATCTGTATGTCTGGTGGCGAGGGTTTGGATGCCCAGGGTCATTACAAGGGGGCATCTTGTACGTGTTACACGGAGCAGGGCACGCTGTATGATCTTTTGGAGGCTGAATGTCGGCGTATTGCACGCTCTGGGCCTGTTTACAATCCGTATCGTGAACGTGTTCAAGAGCGTGCTGCGGTGCAGCAGTCTGGTTCATCTGGTCCGGTGATGCCTGTCAATACTGAGGTGCGTAGTGTGTCTGTGTCTTCTGCGGGGGCTCTTCCGTGAGTTTTGATAGCATATATCATGCTGATATTTCAATGGATTCATACATTTGTCTTGTTGTCAATAGTTTATGAATTATTCAGAATGGTAGAAGTCGCTCATATTTCTGCATTATTGTGAATAACGCAATTATCATGCCAGTTATTATTCATTCATGATACATTCAATTTATATTCATAATTTTATATGTATGGGAGGGGTATTCGTTTTTTTTCTTGTAATAAACATATGTATGTGCTCATGATTAGCAATCTTGTATCTTTTATAAGATGAGCTTATGAATTTTTGCATTACTTCTTTTTTATTCATTTTTTTTAGTTTATTTGTTTCTTGTCCTGTTTTTGCCGATCAGTTAGTTCATAAATGTTTGTATAAAAAACGTGTTTCTTATCAGTCTGAACCTTGTTCTTCTGGGGCTGAAGTGAGAACTTGGCAAGCTGTTCCTGATCCCCCTCCTAGCAGTGACGAGCTTTGGCGTCGTTATCGGGTCGATCAAGAATTGCAACAACGTTATGCTAGCGATCGTTTGCAGCGTAGTGTCTCTCATAGTCTCGGTTCATCTATTCCTGTGCAAAATTCATCTTGCGATGCTGCAAGAAAACGGCGTGCTGTTATTTTGGATCAGATGGGTGTTAATCGCTCCTACGAGGCTACTGCTTCCGTAGATAATGCTGTTAATGCTGCTTGTAGATGAATACATAGCTTTTGCGCTGTTTATTTAGTGGAATAGCTTGATGAACAATGTTGCTGCTGTGGCTCCTGCGGCAATGAGGCTACTCCCGACTACCACGGGATACCATTTTGATTCTGCTATTAGTTTTTTTGTCTGTGCATTTACTTCGTGAATTTCAGCTTGAATCTTTGCTGTTTCTGCGTTTAGCTTGCTGGTTTCTGTGAGTATTTTTGCAATTTGCGCTTCTCGTTCATTTATGATCTCTGCGTTTTGCGTCATTGTCATTTTTCCTGTTGTTTGCTTTGCATAGTGTAGAGCAGTAATTGGGGGTGTAGGGGGCTAGCCCCCTACGGAGACGCTTTACGCTTTTGTTGGCGTTGTATCAGCACTTGCCTTAATACGATGATCGACGCGGTCCCACTGGCTGTGTGCCTTCTTTTACGCAAAACCGTTTTTTTGAGGTGCGTTAGTGATGCGCTCACCCTCTTTCGCGGTAAGGCCGCCCCGCAATTCCTCCGCCATATCATTCCAAAAAGACTAGGAACCTAGGAGAGGTTATGTCTCATTTTTTTTTTATGGGGTGACGCTGCACTACGCTGGTTGTCCGAAAAATCTCGTAAAACAACGGCGCATGAAGACGTCGCTAAATTACGCTGGCTGGCTTCTCACTTTGATGGAAAGAAGTTAGCTGCTATTGATAGCGATTTAATCTTGCGTGTGGCTACGCTAAAAGCGGCTGAGACTTCCGCATCCACTGCAAATCGTTATTTAGCGTTGATCCGTTCTATCCTGCGCCGTGCGTTTGATATTTGGCTGTGGATTGATCGGTGTCCTCATATTTTACTGTTTCCAGAACCCACAAAACGGGTTCGCTGGTTGACGCCTGTTCAAGCTCGCTCGTTGCTGTCCGAGTTGCCATTGCATCAGCGCGCTATGGTTATTTTTGCTTTGTCAACGGGATTACGTCAGGCCAATGTATTAAAATTACGTTGGGATCAGGTCGATCTTGTCCGTAAGGTTCTACGTATTCCTGCCGATCAGGCGAAGGGACGGCAAGCAATCCGGATTCCGTTATCGCTGCATGCTTTGCAAGTGCTTCAGGCGCAACGTGGACAGCATCATGAATGGGTGTTTACTTATTGTGGTCGTTCTATTCGTTGGGTGAATACTCGTGCTTGGCATCGGGCATTGCAGCGAGCAGGGATACAGAATTTTCGTTGGCATGATTTGCGGCATACCTGGGCCTCTTGGCATGCTCAGGCGGGCACTCCGCTGTATGTGTTGCAAGATTTGGGTGGGTGGCAGTCTGAATCAATGGTGCGCCGCTATGCACACTTGACACCCAGTCATTATTCTGGTTATGCGGAGGCGGTTACGGAGTTTCTTCCATGA